CATCAAGATTGACACCAGGAACCATACGAGCCACAGGGTTAGTAGCAATCTTTACGCCAGCAGTTAGTGCCTGCTTGATTGCTATAGGGTCTCCACCAGGTACAAATTGGTTTAGGAATACCTTAAAGACTTCATCAGAGTTAGTTGCAGCAGCAAGTTCTGTAACCATGTTGTCATCTAACTTGCGACCAAACAAGCGACGAAGGCGTACAGGATTAGTTTCCTTTGCAATCAAATCAGCAATAGGCTGGAATTGACGTCCAAGGATAAACTTAAGTGCCTTCTCAGCGTTAGGGGTATCTAGAACCTCACCCATAAAGTTATCTGTTACACCAATTTGAGCAAGGATTGACTCTCTAAATACATTGTTCTCTGTAATCTCAAGTTCAAGTTTAAGAAGGTCTTTGATACCTGCGTTTGATGGGTCTTGGATAAGTTCCTTGAGCATCTCTGGGTCATTATCCGCTTGCATACGCAGTGCGTTAAACCAGTCTTCTTTATCCTTTAAGTCTAATGTCTTGTTAGATAGAGTATTGATTTCGTTTTCTAAACGAGCAATCTCGTCCTTTGAATTCTTAACTGAATCAAGAAGTTTAAGAATGTTAGGACCAAGGTTAGTTGGGTCTAGAATTTCTGCAGCAGCATTACCAAACTCTGCTTGCTTAGCAGCAAGACGCTTTGTATTAGTTACTACAACTCCACCAGTCTCGCCATAGATAGAGCGAATGTTTGTAAAGCCGTCTACTTTCCAAATTTGTCGTATTAAACTAGAAATTTGGTCCATAACTTTAGGATTTTTATACTCAATAACATCTGCAATAAGTTTGCCCATAGGTGTTGCTGCTACTAATTCATCACCCATTGAAAACAATGAACCAACAAAACCATCAAGGTTAGAAGCATCTTCACGTATTCTAGAAGATAAATCTGTAAGAATGCGAAATTCAGCCTCATCTTTTTTACTTTTTGCAATTTTATCTAAGTCGTCTGCAAACTTAGAACGGCGCAGATTCTCTGCTATGCGTATTTCCTCGCTAGCATTGACAAATGTATCTGCCATGTCAAGGAGATTAAGTTCCTTATCACCTTTTAGTGTTACAGCAAACTCATCTGCGTTGTGAACACCAATTGAAATTGCGTTTGCACGTGGAACTTCGTCCATTATGAGGTAGCCATCAAAAAATCCAGCAGTGTTTTTCATGTCAGCGCTGAGAAGTCCAATAGCCTTGGTCAATTCACCAGTCTGTACTGTAGGATTTTCTACAATAAACTTAGCAAGAGCAGCAGGAGACAGTACAGCATCGGCTGCTGCGTCTACACCTTCCCAAGCATAGATATCTTTAGATGTATTGAGAAGTTTCTTAAATGTACCAATTTGCATATTGGTAATTTCTGTTTCTCTTGCAATAATTTCTTGTTCTGCTTTTTTGTATTTAGAAGCAAAACGCTTGTAAGGACTTGAAATCTTTTTTGATTGCTTGTCTCTTAGAATCTGACCAGTTTTTTCTAGTTCATCAATGGCTTCTTTAGCCATGTTATCAAAGCCAGCCTTGTTGACTTGTGATAATTCTTTAGAAAGCGTAGTTACTGTTTTGCCTTGGCTTAGAATCTTGCCTACAGCACCAGGTCCAAACCAGATTGATGGGTCTAATGAAACGTTAAGAACCGCATCTACAATACCAGATGATACGCGATAGGCGTTACTGTTTGGATTCATACCTACGCCATTAAAAATACCGCGACCAATAGTAAATGACTTACCATTAATTCTTCCGTACTTACCCATAGCGGCAGCCTGTGCTTTGCCAACTTCGCTTTCAGGTGTGATAAAGAAACCTTCACCCTGTCCAGCAAGTCCACCTGTAAGAGAAACTCCACCTTTGGCTGCTCGTTGAACTATTTGTCCTAGTTGTGTGCTTTCGCCAAGGAAGTTACCAGCAACATCTTTTAATAATTGTCCCGCAGCACCCTCTTCTCCACGAAATAATGCAGTCGTGCTACGTGCAATAGCCGTAGTCGCATCATAAGGAGAACGAAGTGCAGCAAAAAGTAAACGTGTAGTGCCCTTGAATGGGTCGTAGATTACATTATCAAAAGCATTCTGCACTGCACCTAGGATTCCACGGTCAGGAGTAACTTTCTTTTTTAATTTATCTACATTAAAAGCATCTGCTTTGAGCGCAGCGATTCCGTCTATTGTTGTAATTTTATCTAGCCCAGGAGTATTTGCATCTAATCCTTGGCGTACCATAGACATAACAAGGTCCTTGCTCATACCAGGATACTTGTTAGTAATGGAGTTAAAATTTGCATAGGTCTGAGGAGTCAATGACCCCATCTGAACCTGCATTAAACGTTGCGCTGGAGTTAAAGCCATTAAATGGCTTCCATCTCGTTGTACGCCTCAACCATCATCATAAGTTGACGTGACTCTGGGTTTGCTGCAGCCATAGCGCGAACGAAGATAGAATCAGGATTTGGTGCGTTTACAGGAAATGGTTGTGCTTCTGTACCACGACCAGGACCAAATTCTGCGCCATCTGAAAGAGGAATACCTTGACGACCTGAGCCTGGTTCAAATGCATTGACTGTAGGAATCTGAGATACAGGTGATGGTTCTGGCATACTTGGTGTAGGTACATTAGTAGGTGCGCCACCAGCAATTGATTCTAACTCAGCACGCTGACCATAGCCACCGCCAGATGCATTTTGCATCTTTGCTTCGCGCTGTACGCGTGCTACGCGCTCAGAGAGGTTTTTATCGGTACGAGAAGCATTTGCTCCCACACCTGAGACTTTTTCATTAATAGCCATTAGTCTTCGTCCTCTTCTAAGTGTTTTCTTACTTCATCTAAAGTTGGTGCTGTTACCATCCATTCAGGATGGATTTCTTTCATTCCCAAAACCCCTAATGAGATTTCAACTGAAAATCCTGCTTTACGCAATGACTTATAAAATTCATGTAACTCAATAGCGTACTGGTCTAGTTTCGAGTAGTTATCGTCAACTACTTTCTTCTTTCTTGTAGCCATTTGAGTTCCTTATCCTAGTCCTGCTAACATTGTTGCTAAATCTGCTGGTGCTCCCTGTTGTTGAGGGGCTCCGCCAGAAGGTTGTCCAGGAGCCGCTGGGGACGGGGGCGCTTGCTCAACTGGGCCTTGTGTGCCTGGCGGAGCCATCTCTGTCTGTGGAGGCTGTTCAGGTGTTTCCACCTTAAACACTGCCAACGCAGCAGACTCTATGCTCTCCCCTTTACGACGACGTTCAATGACATCGGCAATATTTTGAATTAACTTAGTCGGGTCTTGACCCTGTGCAACCATTGCTGGAATTGCTTGCGCGCTTGCAGTAATTGATGCAGTAAGATTTTCGCGCATCTTTTCAATCTCAATACGTTGTTCTTCCATAGTAACGTTAACGCTCCATGGTAACTCACGACGAATAAAGTCTTTAGATACTAAATCAGCACCTAATGCTTGAAGAGAGAAAATCAGGGCACGTGAAGGGTCTAACCCAGCCATCAAGCCATATCGAACTTCTACCGAAGTATCGCTCTTAATGTCCTTGCTTGGCATGTACTTTAACTCGTACGGTGTTCCTTGCGCTACGCCTCTGACGTTCTTTTCTTTATTGAAAAGGACTTCATCCATTTCAAAACATAACTTGATAACATCTTCTAACACCTCAGCAAGAACTGTTTGACCAGCCTTAATCTGAGAGTCAAAAGCACCAAGCAATGCCTGGACACCTTGGCCAGTGATAACACTAGCGTCGATGTTTCCAGTTCTACCTTCAGGATATCGAGCACCTAAACGCAATTCAGATTGGAGGGCTGATTGCTCCTGGAAAGTAGCAGCGGGAATGTCCAAACGAACACGCCCAACACCATTAGGTTGTGAAGTACGAATGATTGCATCTGGGCCCATAGGCATATCCAGAACATCATCAGGTACTACGAGTGGAGCCTGGATGGACTTTTCAGCCGCTTCCATAGCAAGGTTTGCAAAACGAGCACGAGCAAGTTGTACGAAAATTACATCATCAAATTGTCCGCGAGGCTTTCCATCAATAGATGGACGCTCAGCAACGACAACAGTCATTCTGCCCATAGGGTTCTTAGCAAAACTAAGAACTAAATCTTTGCGTGAAGGAACATACAAAATAATTGATTCTTTATCCATATAGCGGATAACTTCAATTTCTTGATTGAGGTTCTGGTCATAGCCATACTGACCTAGCAATGCACGGTCAAACTCAGGGAACTCATTGACCAGTTCAATCAATGTTTTGTTGTAACGCTTAGCGTATGCAACTAAACGACCAAAACGGTCACGCTCATAGTAAACACCAGTTGGGTCTTCTACGCGAATACGAGGTAGGCTGTTATCCCAATCTGCTTCAACGTGAATAGGCAAGAAACCATAGGAGAAGTACTGGTCAGAACCTGGGTACATCTGGGTTTGTAAACGTGAATGATAAACATAGTTATTAGCAATCATGCTACGCTTGTCAGCAAACGCGCGTGCGCGGTCTGATGTTACATTTGTAGTAGAACAGTTAATAGATGGCAGTGGCGCTAATACTTCTGCTAAGTCGCGTGCTGCGACATCAACAAAGTTTGCAACCATAGCATGGGACATGCCCTCTGGAAACATGTCGGGGAATATCTCGACCATCTTTCCTTGACGCACAGCAAGCACGTTAGCCATTTGACTATCGCGCTCAAAAGCACGATGCTTCATAGCCTCTACGCGGCGTGCGATGAGTTTAATGTCTGCCATTGTTATCCTATTCGTCTTGACCAAATTCATAGTCATTGAGGTTTATCATGTAGCGATTACTTTGTTGTTGTCGTGTTGCCCACTTATTGGGTATGTGGCTTTGTCCCATACGGGTCGTACCAATGACTTCACGAGCACGCAGTTCGCAGAACCACAATGCCATTACACAGTCTGTCTTACCTTTAGTATCTGGCTTCCAGGTTATTAATTGCTGGATTAAAGCCTTGATACCTTCTGAGCCATCTTGCGATGGTAGTTCCATTAAATTATCGTCTTGATGAGAATTGCTACGCATAGTCCCAAACAGTCCTGACATAGCAGCCACACCGAAACCTGTGTCCCATTTATTCCTACCAGTAAACTGGCTAGAGAATCTGACACCAGTAGATGCTAAGTATGTACGTAGAACTTCATCTAGTGCATAAGCCTTCTGATGAGCGTTAGTCTCAATACGAAGTTCTTGTGGGCTATATTTGTCAACCCATTCCTCGATTAACTTCTGAATCTTCTGAGGAGTAGGCTCTTGCATATTCTCTACATCCAAGATGTAGCGCTTTCGCGTTTGACGGTCAACCGTCATAATAACAGCAGCGGTGTTACCACTCATCGCTGGGTCTAAGCCCATGATGGTGTACCACTGACCTTTTGCTTCTGGATGACCAGGCGTACCAGGCTTTAGAGGTCCGCGCTTGCGCATCCTGTTAACTGAACCTTGGACACAAGCAGGGGGGAAAATAGAATCTTCCTGGACATCCTGCTGCTGATAAACAAGTGCCCAAGCAGAAGGAGAGACTTCTGAACGTCTGCGAAACAGTGCTGGCCCGTTCCACTTAGGATAAAGGCCGTCCTCATCTGGAAGGATGTTGTCTTCTGAACCTTCCCATGGGATATTAGACTTTGGCCAAAGGGTAGTCCATTTTTCTGGGTCATCGTTATACTCCAATACTGCTGGCATTGACATGTATGTAAACGGTGTCTTGCCACCCGTCCAGTGGTCGGGGTTACGAATCTCGCGGTATAAATCATTTGAGGCAATACGTGTGCCTACAATCAGCAACTTACCAGAATCACCTAGACGAGTAATTACATCTCGCTGCAACCACAACAGTTGCTTTTCCCATTCATGAGCGTTTGATGTAGTAACAACGTCGTCAAGAATGATAAGGTTAGAACGAGCACCAGTGATTTGACCACCCACACCAAGGGCCTGAACAGTCGGGTCCTTTTCTGTGGAGTCACGGCTGAGGTAGATACGGTCTGCTTTCCAGGTATCTGCATCCTCTTTCCATCCCCCAGTAGAGCCATAGACGGCTTGCATCTTAGCCCATCGCTCATGAGACAGGCGCTGCTTAATTGAGTATAAGTATTCTTTGGCGCGCTCTTGAGTCTTTGAGACGATGGTAATCTTGATGTTAGGGTCCATGGCTATGCGATAGACACAGTAGTTGACCGTGATAACGGTAGACTTGGCATGCTCGGGGGGTACGTTTATCAGGAGACGCTTACCAGAGGCAGGCTCATAGACCATGCTGTCATGGATGTAACTTGGCTCACGTCCTTCTAGGATATCAATCCAAGAACGGTGATGGTCAAAGATTGGGCTGCCTAGGAACTCCTTCGAGAACTCCTCAAAGCCTATCTTAAACTTAGCGTCCCCTGTGACGATGGAGAGGGTCTTCTCCCCCTCAGTTCGGGCCTTCTCTAAAGCGGCCATGAACTTCTCGTCTTTGCGCCAGTCCTTCATGACATCGGGTTTACGGTCAGCCCTGGCTATTGCATCTTGCAAGTCTAAACCTTGCCTGATGAATTCTAGTACTTTATCCTTTGCTTCACGCAAGGCCACCACGTTATGATGTTCTTTACCACCTTTGGCAGCCATATAAACCCCCTATAATAAATCCCCTTTATCGCTCGGCTTGCCCTGCAAGCCTCGCTAACCCCTCGTGTGTTCGTGGCTGGCACCAAGCCAGCCCTTACGGTCTGTCTTAGCCACCCACTCACAGTTAGATAAACTCACTCACGGTTTGCCGTTCGTTTATCGTTACATATATACTAACCCGTTCAGATACAAAAAGCGAACGCAGTGAGTTATGTAATGTGACGGAAGTCACCCAATTTATAGTACTAATACGGACATACGGGACACTAGAGCCTAAATACTGGAAAAATAATTTTAGGCGATAGTGTATATACATACGGGGACCGTATTAATAGCACTGGGGTCGCCCTGCGACCACGAAGTACTTTGGCGAATGTTGAGGGCAGGCTATGCCTGCTCATTCGCTTCTGTTGTCCTCTATCCCGTCTGAAGGACGGGCGGTATTTAGTATTTCGCTCCGCGATTTAGTACCATCGGCAGACACGCGAGCGAGCGTAGCGAGCGAGCGCGCGATTTTTCTAATGAGCGCGGGTTTGTGTTGGGTGACTATCTGCGCGGGGTTTCTGAGCCTGAGCCTGAGCGTGGGGCTGGTCGGTTTCCGACCACTGGGCGCGGGTTGAGCCTCTTTGACATTGGGGGGCATCCATGCAATAATTCTCTTATCAGGTCGGGCGAACGTCTCGAATGATAGAAGGTAAAAAAATGACATCAGCAACACCAAAGCAAGTAAAGACCGAGGACACTGCAAACAAGGCTCTCGCTCAGGAATTGGGCGCGACTATCAATGAAGGCGCGTTCCGCGCTTGGTTCGACAAGTCGGCAGAAATGGTTATCGCTGGCTCACTCTCAACTCGTGGTTGGGCTGCAACTGTTGAGGCTTGCGAGGGTTCGACCTTTGCTAAGTCCTCTTGGCGTTCATACGTGGTCGCTGCTTATAACTTGGGTTCGATTAAGGGTGGCGATAAGGTGAACGTCCGCAAACTCATCACCACCACGCAGGACGCTCTCCGCGTCATGAGCAAGGCAGAATTTAAGGACAATTTGGAAGTGGTGCGCTCGTTCGCTGACTTCTCAGGCTTGGTTAAGACTCTCAGCGAGGACAAGGAAGAAGCCGAGACACGCGGGGCGGGCAAGGAGACTGCATCCGAGAAGGACATCTCAAAGCAGGTTAAGGCGGTCGCGGTGGACTTTGACGCGGTTGTCACTTTAGCGCTTGGACTGTTTCAGGAATTGGAAGCGGACAAGGCTATCGTCCACAACTTCGACAATGCAGAAAAACTGGGGAGACTCATCAAGGCGCAGATTGCAAACTCTCGCGCGTTGTCGGTCTCACATCCTGTAACGGCTAACGCTTAGGCGGTCGGTTTCCGACCAAGCCCCGTCTCCCTTAATCGGGGGGCGGGGCTTCGCCATGTCCGCGCGCGGGGCGCGCGAAAAAAAAGTTTGTGTCCGACAGTTTGTGTCGGACGAGTTTGTGTTGGGGGCAGGGGCATAGCCGTAGTCGTGGCGTGAAGGTTTGTGTCGGGGTGGGGGGGTCAGCCGTAGTCGTCCGCGTTTGACATTGGTCAGCCATTGCCGTACTCTTATCTTAGTGGGGATAACTACGTTCTCACCAACTGGTCGGATTCCGACCACTACCCGAAAGGTTCCAAATGTATCTCACAACACTAGACCTACTCGCAGTAATGATTGCGCTAGTAGTATCAGTAACACTAGTAATCACATCAGCCGTTGCTAACGCTAGGCTCTCACGTTCCGTTCAGGAGTACCGCGCTGCTTACCTAGACATGAAGCGTCAGGCTGGCAAGTAATCATGTTGTCCACAGTTATCGAACGCATCAACATCAAGAAGGTTGATAAGTGTATGGATAGCGATAAGCACCTAGATACACGCTTTATCGGTTTGCCGTACTATGTCGAGAGACTTCTGTGTCATACCACGCACATCAGAGGTCCAAAATACACCAAGTCAATGTATGTCTTTGACATGGTACTGCTCACATTTATTCACCCGAACCGCGCTAAGCGGTACTGGACAGAAGTGCGGAAGGAACTGTCATGACCATTGCATACGGCTATACAGGTGTCGGGTTATGTGCGCGTTGCCAATACCCACGCCATCTATTCGTATCATCAGAAGAACAAAATCAATCTTCTGAACGCTGTCAGGAGTGCCACAATCGGTACAATACTGAGGATGTAATTCTCACTGCTGTGCCAATCATGACAGAGACTCCAAACTGTTATGCTTGTACTTATCCTGAGTGGTCGGATTCCGACCAAGAGGAACACCTTAACAAGTGGCAATTCGTTACCGCTTATCTTGGAGACAGAGTTACATCAGTACAAGTCCACCGAGACTGCTCAACACTCTGTCGCAATAGTAATAGTTGTAACGATTGTGATTTCGTCTATGTCACAATGCGTAATGTAGATTGGCGCAGGACACTCGGCAATAACAGTCAAACATTTGTCGAGTTCACTCAGATAGAAGGGGAGTATCGTTGTGAACACTGTGCATCCGAATACTTCACAGACAATGGTGGAAGTCATAACTTCACACTTTGTCCGTCATGTGAGGACACGTTCCACAATGACAATGGCGCATGGTATGGCGACACGCTTTACTGTGAAGGTTGTCACGATAACTATGTCTGGAACTGTAATGACTGCGGAGAAGACCAATGGGATGGCAATGGTCACGACTGTACAGAGGAAGATGAGGAAAGTAGTAGTACTATCCACAGTTACTCGTACAGACCTAGCCCATACTTCTTCGGCAAGGGTCAATACTATCTCGGCTTTGAGTTAGAAGTCGAGTCTCGTAATGAGTCTCGCTATACTGGTGCCGAGATAGCACAAGACTTGCTCGGCTCTCATGCCTACATGAAGGATGACGGCTCACTCAATGACGGCTTCGAGATAGTTACGCATCCGCATACGCTAGAAGCCTATCAAACTGACTTTAACTGGGACTTCATACCTAGATTAAAGGGTAACGGCTTCCGTTCATGGAACACGACTACCTGTGGGCTTCATGTCCACGTGTCGCGTACCGCTTTCGGTACAGGCATACCTCAATGGAATAGCCCTGACCGAGACCAAATCATCCTACGTAGACAGGCTCATGAGTTACGCTTCATGAAACTTATCTACGACAATCAACGACAGGTTGAGCGTATTGCTGGGCGTAGTGGCAATCACTTCGCAACCTTTGGAGACAAGGGTAAATTAGTATCCAAACTCAAGTACGGCACTCAGAGTGATGGCAGGTACTCGGCTATTAACACCGAGAATGATGCAACACTAGAGGTGCGCGTGTTTAAGGGTTCACTACGCAAGGAGAGGGTGATGTCTGCCCTTGAGTTCGTTGCTGCATCCGTTGAGTACACTCGTGACCTTAAGGTTACATCCAAGAATCAGGCACTGTCTTGGTTACGCTTCACCGCGTACATCTCCGATAACATGGAGACCTATCCTAATCTAGCACTAATCATGAGCGAATCGTTCGCTTCTGATGCAACACCTTATGAAAACTAGGTGGTCGGTTTCCGACCACAGAAAAGAGTAAGCCAATGTGTATGTTATGTGTAATCCCACCCAATGTAATTCCGTCTCGTGAGAAGTTAGAAAACTCTGCGCTCAACAATCCACACGGATTTGGTTTCGCTATCGTAGTACCTAGTGAGAATCGTATCCATAGTGAGCGCACTATGAACGCAGACACTTCTATCAACCGCTTTCTTGAGATGCGTGCCAAGTATCCCGAAGGATACGCTATGTGGCACGCACGACTAGCCACTCATGGCTCAACGACAGTAGATAACTGTCACCCATTTCAGGTAGGTCATGATGAGCGTACCTATCTAGCACACAATGGCATCCTGCCTATTGTCGAACCGCAAGGTGACTTGCGTAGTGACACTCGTATCTTTGCAGAGGACTTACTACCTGCTATCGGTGGTGTATCTGCACTAGATAACGACCAAGTGTTTAACCTAATGGAAGATTTCACATCAGGCTCTAAGGTGTGTATCCTTACAGTAGACCCTAGCGCTAAGCATCAGTGCTACCTTATCCACGAAAACAAGGGCAAGGTAGATGCATCAGGTGTGTGGTGGTCTAACGACTCTTGCTATCTGTCTACCTACAAGTTCGGTTTCAGTGACTCATGGCGACAGGTTAGCCCATCAAACATGGGACTCATGGATGATGAGGAGTTCTATGCAGAGTGTGGAGTGTGCGACACTGTGTTACTCGAAGAACCTCTTGACGCTACTGCTCTAGACTTCTGCCCTACCTGTGGTAGTTGCTGGGGATGCAAAGTCTACAAGACTGATTGTATGTGCTATCAAGGTAGCAACTCCGCTAAAGGTGGCAACTGGTTTAACTATGAGGATGCAACAGGGGGGTGGAACTGGTGACTAATCAAGCAAGGCACATCCCTGTACCGCCTACTCCGTACTACTATGGCGTACGCGCTGAACTATTCCTGCATGATGCCGAAGAAGCACTCAGACAGGGAAACACAACCGAACACGCAAGACTCATGGTGCGAGCCACGCATTATGCTAACCTTGCTCAACAACTACCAATGGAAGGTCACGCATGACCTATAAAAAAACGCAATGCTGGAAGTGCGACCTCGACTTAGTTGTCGAGGCGCACGACTTCGCTGAGCGTAACTACTGTGAAACCTGTGCATGGGATAAACTTGCACTTGGTCGGATTCCGACCACAGGTGACATAGATGTATGACAATCACATCCCAATGTTCACAGAGAAGGCGTTGTGCGCTGATGAGGCGTACGACCCTGACCTGTGGCATCCGCAAGAGTTAGCAGGTCGTGGTCGCAAGTGGAGTCACACTCCTGAGGCCATGCTTGCTCGCTCAATCTGTTCAGTATGCCCTGCCAAGCAAGAGTGTCGAAGTTATGCACTGCAATACTTTAACCTCACTGGTATCTGGGGTGGCATGGACAGATTAGAAAGACACGCTATGCAGACGGCTCTAAACATCCTGCCAATAGATTGGCTGAGTACTTATGAGTCAGCAGTGTATGGTGTGCCACATAATAAGGAGAAAAATGCATCATGAACATGACTATGACCACTTTGTCGAGAGTGTTGGGGAGCAGTTGCTTCTCATACTATGGACAGCGGTGGCTACTTTATCCGCAGTTGGCGTAATCCTATGGATTGCATTATAGTGGTCGGATTCCGACCACAGAAAGGTACGACATGAGTAAAGTAATTGTGCAAGGATTTGAATACAGTAGCGAACAACCACCTGTTGGATTCGTCACTCTAACTACATTAGACAGTGACCGCATACTTTATGGTGTGTTTGCTAGTGTGCAAGAAGCAGCAGCATTTGGAGGTAAGTTAGTCAATGCTACTGTGGTTCCAATCTATCAACCATCACTACATTAAGGAGAAACAATGTCATACGAGCCACCATTAGATGATGACATAGCACTAGGCAAGGACGAGTTCTGTGATGACTGCGGTTGCCTCATGAGTGAGGATGATTGCGGTGAACCTGACAGGATGTGGGGAGATGAGTAAAATAGTTACTTTCTCACTGACTGTCAGTGGTAACGACATGGACGAACAAGCCATGATTGATTACATAATCCTGCGTCTAGAAGCACAGGATGTTGTACAAGTACTAAACATAGTAAGAGATTACTAGGTAGGTGATTTTGGCACTTACCTAGTATTAAGTGGTCGGATTCCGACCACCTGAGTCTGCTCTTGGAAGGCGGTAGACTCGTAGCCCCTCATCCTTAATTGGGTGGGGGGCTATTTTTATGCCTATTTTTTGGTGTACTTACCTGTCTTATGCTGGCAACAACAATCCTTAAACTCACACTCTGCATGAAACATCACCGCTATTGCTACGTCACCCACTGAGTTGGCAGTACCTGCTGCACGACACTTAGTGCAAATCATGGTACGATTAACTTTGCAGCAGCGCGCTTCTCAGCGCGGTTGGCAGGTGCAGCAGAAGTTTGTGTTGGATCTC